TATTTCAGTTGTGGATGAACCTCTGCGAAGAGTACACTTGGCGTTATGGAAAAACTCACATGTCTTGGACGAAACTTGGCGTCGCGCTATCTCGTCCCCCTAAAAATATTGATGACAAACCATTTATCCAACCACCTCCAGCAATGTCGCACTTCCCTCAATGCATCGTGGAAGGAGACTCCATCGAATCCTACAGAAATTACTACAGAGAAGCAAAGGCAAGTTTCTCCAAATGGACAAGGCGACCAGCACCAGAGTGGTGGACAATATGAACTGGATTAAGAAACTACTGGGAACTCCCCTTGATAAAAATCCTATAGATACTGTTATCATTGAGAAACTTCCTGGTGCAGATAATGAACAAGTGCAGGAAGTGTATCAGGCAAGGTGGGTTTGGTATCACACTATCCTTGCGGTAGAGATCGCGTTTACCAATATTTTGCTATTGGGCATATTGATTATTTTGGCATTTAAATGAGTAACGGTTACAAATCAGGAAACACACGGATGTTCAATATCCGTGTTCCCGAGTATCTACATGCACAGTTTAAAGAAATCTGTGGAGAAGCAGATGTAACCATGGCGAGTGCATTGATTGGTTACATGGAACGTATTGTTGATGGCACTGAAGATATCGGTGGTAAGAGCAAACCGAACGCTGAGTTTGATCCACTGTCAGATATCCGAGGACAGTACAAAGAAGGTGAAGATTTTTGACAGGTTTCCGATACAGGTACGGATTAGTGAGGATTGGTCCTAACCTATACAGATATGGATTAGTGAGGGCAGATGAGAATGAAAGAAGCAATTGATTATCGCTACAATGAGTTCGCATTGATTAGTGAGTTAGAAGATTATGTTAACAGCACGTACCAAGAGCACTACTCGAAAAACAAATTTCAAGCAACCGAGTTTATCATCGACGGTGGACACGGCGAGGGGTTTTGTCTGGGCAACATCCTCAAGTACACGCAAAGGTATGGCAACAAAGAAGGAAAGAATCGCAAAGATCTTCTCAAAGTCTTACATTATGCTTTGATTGCTTTACATGTTCATGATCTGGAGCATGAAGATGATAACAGATTTTAGAGTCGATCATCATTTCGTTACACCAATCATGAAGTGTCAGGTTAATTTGCCTCACGCTGAGATTGCTGACTTCTGTAGAAAAAAATTGAGCTCGCGCAACATGTACACAAGTTACTTCGACAAAGAGTTCAACGAACATATGAAGCAGTTCGTCCCGTATCGCCATGCTTTAGAAAATTGCTTAATGGCAGTCGGGAAGTTGTACGCCGATGAAAGAAAGATTGAAACGGAACCACAGTTTGACTATTGGTTCTCAGTTTATTGGTCAGGCGAAGATCATGTTTTACATACTCATCCTGGGACGGTGGTGGCGGGAACCTACTATCCTCATGGTGATGAGAAATCTACCAAGATAAGATTTAGACATCCGGCAGCAACTCTTTTATCTCACGCCGAACCATGCAATGACGAAGAAATGTTCTACACTCATTACCCCAAAACGGGAGAGTTGAATTGCTGGCCAAGTTGGTTGGAGCACGAGGTCAGACCCCAAGGTGAGGTTGACCCCAAACAAACTAGAGTTGCCATATCATTTAATTATGGCAAATCTCACACAGCGAGAAGCATATCTAATTGATTTCATTAGAGTTATTTCTCTTGCTTTTTCCCCTTGATTGAGGCATAATAGGTGTTCTGGTTGAGGAGGACGCTTAATGATTACAGTAGTAGATAACACCCTAACCGCCATCAAAGGCGAAATCAAGAGACTCAAGAGTTTAGGTTACAAAGTAACCGAAGTCATCATTTTCGCAGGTATTATACTTTACGAAGAAGGGGAGGCATAATGCCAATTTACGGTTCAATGCGCCACGATTTTACTGGTCGTAAGATTAAAAAGAAGAAAGTCAAGGGTGAGGTCTACGCTAAATATAAGCGACCTGCGTTCACTCCGATGACTGCTTCTAGCGGACCAGTTCGTCGCGATGAAGGTGTGGTCTATGCTTCGGTAGACTGTACGAAGGGTGGTCCCTGCGCTGCTCCTGAGAAGAAACAGTATACGGGGACTCTGGTCAAAGGTATTGCGACGATGCATAAGTCGAACGCTGTACCTGTCATTGACGACGAGCAAGCGAAAGATCTTGCCCGTATGCGGAGGTGATGTATGCCGTCAGGTGTTTGGACAGAAGAACGTGTGCGCGATTATTTTGATACGCACTGGGACGTAACTCTACGACAACTAGCGAGGATGAGTGGGTGGTCTGTTAAAGACCTGAAGACAATTCTACTTATGGGGTAGGATATGCGATACTTACTTTTCGGAGCATTAGTTTTGCTCTTTGTTGGTTGCGGTCAGTTAGCGCAATGGAAACCAAGTGAGTTCGACAACGTAGAGTTTAACTCGTTGGCGACTCTATATGTCATGGCGAACACACCAGCGTCAGAAGAAGATTGGTGTAATCGTCGTGAGTTGTTTGGCATGAAACGTATGTCGCTGAGGTTGCAAGTTTATAGCGAACATAGATTGAACGATAACATCGGTGATATCTACAGAGAACTTAATTCTCTTATCAATGAGTTGTATGACAGGGAGAATCCTACTGACGTCTACTGTAAGATAAAAAGGATGACCGTTGCTGAATCTATAGATCGTACTCTCGAAGTGTTCGGAGGAAGGAAATGAACGTAGAACTTTGGCAAAAAGCAGGAGAAATAAAAGTTCGGGAGTACAGAGAACTCTTGGACGCAGGACATATTACTCTCGGGGAGTATGAAGAACTAGTTGAAGACATCTGCGACTATGCTAGAATAGAAGCAGACTTGGAAACTGAAGATCTTAAAAACAAAGCAGTGAAGGCGATTGACGCAATAAAGATGGTAGCAGGATTGCTCTAGTTATGAAAAAATTTAATTTGGACTTGATCGAGTTACCCAAGATCAAGCGTGTTACCGTTAATGGTAAACGTCATTATGTAAAAGAGGATGGGGTGGCAGTTCCGTACCCTTCTGTCACAACCGTCCTTGCCTCTTGTAAAAAGACCAAGAGGGCATTACATGAGTGGCGTCGGCGAGTAGGTGCTGAGCAAGCGAACAAGATATCGAAGCAAGCATCTTCTCGTGGCACGTCAGTCCATACTTTGATAGAGGACTATATACAAGGCAAAGAATCAACTGGCGTAATAATGCCAAACGCTCGCGACATGTTTGGTCGCTTGCGAGATGTTGCTGATGAGCACATCGACAATGTTAGGTTGATCGAGGGACTAATGTATTCCGAGTATCTGCGAGCAGCAGGCACTGTGGATATGGTCGCCGAGTATGATGGGAAGATTTCAGTGATCGACTGGAAAACTTCTGCGCGGCGAAAGACTCGATCTAAAATATATAACTACTTCAAGCAAGAAGCTGCATATGCTGTCATGTTTGAAGAGATGACTGGAATACCTGTGACTCAGTTAGTCACAATCATTACAACACAAGAAGGAGAGTCTCAAGTATTCATTGAACACCGCGACGAGTGGGTAGATGAGTTCTTGAAATTGAGAGACCAGTATGAGTTGGAATTACAGGATAGCGCATCGCCCTAAGACTGATCCCCTGTTGGGATATCAGATCCACGAGATCTATTATGACGATGAGGGCAATGTCAAATTTTATTCAACAAATCCTGTAACTGCTTTTGGTGATATACCAGATGAGTTGTATGAAGATATGTGTAACATGATGCGTGCGTTCGACGAAGAACCGTTGAACCTTGATCATGTAGATTACCTGCTGACAAGGAAGGAGCAGGGTTCCGGTCAAAAGAGGGAAACGTAAGGGTACGACTGCGAGGGCATGGTAGAGATGTCCTGATGTGTCACTGCTATAGACTAGGAGAGCAGCGTAGACGGGGTCGCAGTCATAAGTCGTTGATTCACAACGATATTTCCAGATTGCTTTTGTTCCACTATTCAGTCATAATATATAAATAGTGGAAAGGAGAAAGACTATGTGGACACCTACTAAACTCGCAGTTCTTGTGACGTTCTTCGTTGTCGGTCTTTGGACTGGCGCTGCATATGGTCAAGTCAATATCCCTGCGGATACTGAAATCCGCGTGGTGAAATCTACGACTTGCCGTGATTCTGTTTACTATTCATCCACCAACGTGTTGTATGTGTACGACTGTACCAGTAAGGGTAGAGTCGCGACTGCTACTGACCGAGTCATTGATCGAAGTATCAATCGTGCTGCTGGTCAGGTTGAACGTTCTATTCAACATGGTATTGATCGTCAGATCTATGAGATGGGAAGGAAAATCGACAAGGCACTTGGACGTTTCTAATGTTAGTATATTATCATGCTAGGACTCCTCTGTATATTGAGGAGTTCGCCGATTGGTGTTGTGAAGAACTAGGCATAGACAAACTCCGCGGATGGATTGACTTCCGTTGGAATTACGGTGAACTGGAAGACAATGCGTTTGGTTTATGTACAGGTGACTCTCGTGAAGTTTCCATACAAGTTGCCACTAGGCAGTTTGGCGAATCAATATCCTACGAAGATAAACTCAAAACTGTTGCACATGAACTAGTGCATGCTCGTCAGTATCTCCGAAGAGAACTCACTAGTCACCCTGACGAATGGGATCTACCTGTTTCCCGTTGGAAGGGCAGGACTGTTCGATACGGCAAAGGTATCTACGCTGAGAACGATACTCCTTGGGAAAGAGAGGCAAGACGTCTCGAAGAAAAACTATTTAAGAAGTGGATGGAGGAAGAAGTATAAATAGATGCATCCAGAAGGAAGGTATCTATGGCATACGACTTTTTTCCAAAGACGAAAGACGAACTTATTCGCAGGACTCAGAGTCATGACCCTGCTATTAAGTCCGACCTCGTATTACTTTTCGAGTATCTCAAAGAAACTTTCCCAAAAGTTGAAACCCCGATCAACTTAGATTTATCCAAAAGAGGTTCTGCCAACATTACTCGTATGGTAGAGCAGGATACAGACATAAGAAAAATAAAGTCTGAAGCGAACATAGAAAAATTATCAATCAAGTTTGGTAACGGATCGTCAGGTAATCGCGGCAAGAACAACAGGGGCAACCTGTTCGAACCACAGTATGCCGAAGCATTGCTGAAGTGGTATAACGGCGAACCAGTGACAGACAACATGATGCTGACTTCCATTGAGCATCTAGACGAACTCTATGATCTTAGAGGCACTAAGAAACTAAAGATCGACGTTGTAGGTGGCGAAAACACCAAGCGTCCGTTATACTTCACGCCAAAGATTGGATTGTCAAATCCAAAAGGAAGCGGCACAGATATCGGTAAGTCGGTCACTGATATTACTCTGATAAAAGACGGCAAAGAAGAAATTTATCTTTCGTTGAAAATGGGAACTACAGTTACATTCTTCAACGTTGGTATCCGAACCATCCTTCCTCCTGATCACATACAAACATACAACCTCACAAACCCGAACGGATGTAAACTCCTAGACTTGTTTGGTATTGACTACAAGTTGTTTTGTGATGTGTTCAACGGTAAGTTGAAACGAGGAAAGGTTGTCAACACCAGACCAAATCAAACCAACATGAAAAGTTTGATGGAGACTGGTATTGGTAAAGGGTATCATATCATACACAAACTTTCAGGAAAGATTGTTTCTAAAAAGATGGACAATGATGCTTTGAGAAAAGCAGCTGCTGTTAATAGTTGTAAGGTTTATTATGGTGGTAAGACAGGCACAGGTAAGCGAATCGATATGGAGATGGAATCGCAGACCTACAAGTTCAAAATAAACATTAGAGACACACAGGGAAAGGATGGGTATCCTACACGAATGATGTGTGACTTCAGTTACAAATAAGAGTATACTAACATGGCACAATTTAATAAATTATTTCAAACGATGCTTGGTAATAACGAAGACATCTATGAAGTCCAGATGCTTTCCGACAAAGATGGTAATCTCATAAACACGTTTGGAGATGCTGCTAATATTCCGATTGCCTCTGGCTTGGTAGAAGGTTACACCGTTGTACACAAGTTTGGACTTGTAGATGGAACTTCCTCTGGTAACTTGTCAACAATTTGGTCGCCAGCGGATACAGCATCAACTCTCTTATACCCATGGGATTTTACTCCGAGCGTTGTAACTGCTGTGAGTACCAGCGGAGATGACGCTGCTGCTGGAGCAGGTGCTCAGACTCTCACAATTGAAGGACTTGATGCAAGTTACAATGAAATTTCAGAAACTGTAACTATGGCAGGTCTGAGTGCATCTACAGCAACCACTGCGGTGTTTGCTCAAGTGCATCGAGCATTTGTTGCAAGCGGAGATACTAACGTAGGAAAGATACAAATTAAAACCGCAACCAATGTCGTGGTAGGCGAAGTCGCTGCTGGGTTTGGTCAAACATTGATGAGTGTATACACCGTCCCTGCTGGTAAGACGGCATACCTGTCTAATCTAAGAGTCTCCTCGTCGAAGCAAACTTCTTCGATTATTCGACTGATGGTTAGACCGTTCGGTGGGGTATTCAGAGTCCAGTCTACCATCTCGTTGTACTCAGGATCTGGGGAAACTCAGTTTGTGACCCCACTCAAGATCACTGAGAAGTCCAATATCGACGTCCGGATCACTGGGGGCACCAATAATACGGTCTCCTGCGACTTCGATATGGTGATGGTTGATAACTAAAAGTTATATGCATATAGCCAAACAATCCTTTACTTTTGTGTTCAGATATAGTACAATGCGCGTATGAAATCGTTTATGACACATCAAATGCTCTCTGAGGCGAAGAATACTCACATGACTCACATCGAGGATAAAGTCCTCTATGGGGGAGTTGAGGGAACTCGTCAGGCGATCAACGCACTTCGTTCCCTGCGCGATATGCTTGCTGGCAAACATAAGGGCGATATCTCCGTCAAGTGGGACGGTGCTCCTGCTATCTTCGCAGGCATTGATCCTCGGGACGGTAAGTTCTTCGTGGCGAAGAAGGGTATCTTCAACAAGAACCCCAAAGTATACAAGACGAAAGCAGATGTAGACGCTGACACTTCCGGCGACTTGAATGTAAAACTCAACGCTGCACTTGAGGAACTCCCTGCTCTTGGCATCAAGGGTGTCATACAGGGCGACTTCTTGTTTGGTCCTGGAGATGTAGCGACCAAGAATATTGGCGGCGATAGTTATGTCACATTTCACCCTAACACTATCGTGTATGCTTTGCCTACTGGCAGTGCTGCGGCGAAGGAAGTGAAGAATGCTCGTATCGGTATCGTATGGCATACAACATACACTGGTGATACGTTTGAAAGTATGCGAGCATCATTCGGCGTCAACGTTGGTGCTCTGAAGAACAGTCGTAAGGTTTGGAGTCAAGATGCTATGCTCCGTGACGTGACGACTGCTACTTTGTCTGCTCGTCAAACGAAAGAAGTCACTGAGTATCTATCAACTGCTGGTAAAATATTCCAGAAGATTGCTGGCAGCACCCTTCGGCAACTTGAGGCGAACCAAGAACTCGCTCAGTTGATTGAACAGTTTAATAACACGTTCGTCCGTAAGGGTATGGTGATACAAGACTCGCGTAGGCACGTAATCGCGTTACAGCGTTGGTTGCGTACAAAGTACAAAGCAGAAATGGATAAGCGATCCACGGAGCGTGGTAAGAAAACACAAAGAGAAAAACTCAACAAAATTATGGCGTTCTTCTCGAAGCAAAACACCGCATCATTGATCGCTATGTTCGAACTGCAAAAGAATATTGTATTGGCGAAATTAATGCTTATAAATAAACTAAACGCTCTTGCGAATATAGGCACTTTCGTTAAAACACGCAAGGGTTATAAGGTAACAGGTCAAGAAGGATTTGTTGCTATCGACAAACTTGGTGGTGATGCGGTGAAGTTGGTTGACCGTATGGAATTTTCATATAACAACTTTTCACCAGATATATTAAAAGGATGGGATAAACCTAGTAGGAATTAAACGTGGCTAAACCTCTTTCATTTAAAGACTTCGTTGTCGTAGATTACGTCCCAGGAACTGGGGAGTATATCAACTATCAGGCGAACAAACGTCACAAGCAGCAGGGTGCTGGCAGCAATGCCGAGTATGCTTCTTATCAACCAGAAGGCGAGAAGATCGAAGAAGCACTCACTCATGCTCAGCGCATCAAAGCAAGTCTCCGAATGAAGAAGATGAAGGCACGTATCAAACTCGGAAGGCAACGTGCCCTCCGCAAGACTCCAGATATGGAGACTGTACGGAAGCGAGCAAAGAAGAAGGCAAGACTCCTTGTCCTCAAAAGACTTACTCGTGGACAATCTAAGAAAGACATCTCATTCGCACGTAGACAATCATTGGAAAAGAAACTAGATAAAATGGGTCCAAGGATTGATCGCATTGCCAAAAAGTTAATCCCCGATATCCGTAAAATTGATAGAGAGCGAAAGAAAGCATCTGCTCAAAATAAATGATGTAACTAGGGAGACGACATGATTAAGTCGTTCAATGACTATTTGGTAGAAGAAGCGAAGGTCGCTTATTTTACTTTCGGTCGTATGAATCCTCCAACCTCTGGTCACCAGAAGTTGTTGGACATGCTCGCAAAAAATGCAGGCAGAAATCCATATTTCGTTTTCCTATCACAGTCGCAAGACGCTAAGAAAAATCCACTCGACTACAGCGCGAAGGTGAAGCATGTTCGTAAGATGTTTCCTCGTCACGCTCGCCGAGTTTTAATTAATAAGAAAGTCCGCACTGCCTTTGACGCAGCATCATATCTGTATGAGCAAGGTTTTAAAAACTTGGTCATGGTTGTTGGTTCTGACCGTGTTCGAGAGTTTACGACATTGCTAGAAAAGTATAATGGTGTGAAAGGTAAGCATGGATTTTACAACTTCAAGAACATCCAAGTAGTTTCTGCTGGAGCACGTGATCCTGACGCCGAAGGTGTAGAGGGTATGTCTGCTTCTAAACTCCGTGCATTCGCAGCGGATAATGACTTCGCAGGTTTCTCTCAGGGTCTCGGATCTATGAGTAACAAGGACGCGAAGAAGTTATTCGTTGATGTGCGCAACGGTATGGGCATCAAGGAAGAAACTGTATTCAAACGTCACGTAGAACTTGACCCTGTGTCAGAGACTCGAGAGAAGTTTGTGAAGGGTGAGTTGTTTGAAGTTGGTGATCAGATTGTTATTAAAGAATCTGAAGAAGTCGGTACTATTACCCATCTTGGTAGCAACTATGTTATCGTTCAATTGAGCGAAGATAAAGTTGTTCGCAAATGGCTAGATGCCATTGAAAAGTTGGATGAATATGTGTCCAGCGCAGAGTTTGTTCCGTCGCCCACTGGCGGCAAGAAATATGCGACGCTCAACATGCGCGAAGAACCTAAAACTCCTCAAGACCCTGACATTAAAGATCGCAAGGGTTCTCAACCAAAAGCATACCATAAAGGTTTAAATAAGTCGATGAAACGTCGACGCGATGCTCAGTTTAAGAGGCAGACTAAAATGTCAGACTCTGATCCGAAGGCATACAAACCTGCTCCTGGCGACAAAACAACAAAGACAAAACCGTCGAAGTATACGAAAGCGTTTTCTAAGATGTATGGTGACTAAATAACCTTGGTCTCCGTAATGCTCGTGACCTGATTTTCCGTTTTATAATCTTTTGTAATTACGAATAATACTATGCAAATCTGATTTGATTTGTTGGACAAAACTACATTAGGAAATTGTAAAATGGATAAACTGGACGCAAGTCTATGGCGCATTATCTGTGCCGCCATATTAGTAGTAACATTAGCAGTTGTTGCATCAGAGGCGATAGCGCAAGATGAAAACCAACCGCTTGATGATGTTATTAGAACCGAGTCGGTCACTAACAGTACAGTGACTACGAACGGCAACACAACCACAACACTGAAATCTCCACCTGCTTCAGCGATCACTCCTACTATAAACACTTCCAACTCCGACCTCTGTACGTTCGGAGTTGCTGGTGCAGTACAAACGCAGATTCTTGGTATCTCTACTGGTACACAGTTTACTGATGAAAACTGTGAACGTCTCAAGAACGCAAAGACCTTGTACGATATGGGTATGAAAGTTGCAGCAGTATCAATGATGTGTCAGGATGAAAGAGTGTTTAAGGCAATGATGAATGCTGGAACACCTTGTCCGTATGATGGACTCATCGGTGATCAGGCAAGAGCAGCGTGGTTAGCAGAAGGTAACACAGTAGAAGAAAACGTAAAACCAGAGGAAGGAATGGATGAAACGGATAAGACTACAGCAGCTGCTAGTGGCGGCATTGCTGGTTTGCTTGCCCTCTTACTCTTACTCTGAGCAAGTATTCGGCACCACAACTAATGCGGCGAGTGCTGGTTATAACTGGGTTATGACCAACGTCTTGCCTCAGGCGACAGGGTTGACGGTCAGTAACGTAATATACAGATACACTACAGTGAAAGATCCTGATGATCCTATGTTGGTGCACGTGTCTAACGAAAATCCTATAGACGGTGGATATACATTTAGAAGTACCGATGACTGGACTGGGATACCAGGAAATACAATAAATAGAGTTATACCAGTGGGTCAAATACCTATTGAGTATTGGGGAGATGGAAGTATTCAGTGGGAAGGCAGAGGAACTGTAGACGATCCGTTTGTTGCCTACACTTATCAATACGACACTTGTTTTGATCCTCAGTCTAATCCAGATTGCCCAGGATACAAACCTGAGATACCTGACATCCCACCCGTCCCAGATGTTGCTGATCCGCTTAATGATCAGTTTGTGCAAGATGAGCTCGATCGCGAAATGATGTTGCGCGATGAAGACGAAGAAGAAAAACAAAGAGCAAAACTTGCAGATGCTGAAGAGGAAGAAGAAGACGTAGACCTAGAAACTGTTCTGGGTATTGTTGGTCGCTCATTACAAGGAGCGCAAGACACTGCCAAGCACAATCAGGTTATGTCATTGAATCAGTTTTCTCAAATATATTTTCAACAGTTACCTGATAATAAGATAGAGGACACGGTAGTCCTAAAGGATTCTAGACTCCCGAGGAATAATCGGGGTCGTAGACTACAGTTTGCGCAAGACTTACTTCATGATAAACTAGTAAAATCTCAATATAGAGGAGAACAGTAATGTTCAAAAAGACGTTGGCATTGTGTGTATCGCTCGCAGCGATGAATGCATATGCTGTAGACACACCGATCATTGGGCAGGTAGAGTCTAAGTGTGTGGTGACAACTGATAAGCAGGGTGTTTATGGAAACCCGAGTGCTAGCATTCTCAGTACTGATGCAGCAGACGGTGGAGTAGAACCTGTTGTGCGATTCGATGTTGTCCTCGCTGAAGCATACAAGGCAGTAATTGCTCATCCGATTTCTTTCTCACAGAGTCCACAGTTGAACGACGTTGTTAACTGGACTGGATCAACTTCTGTCGAAGCAGTATCTGACGCTGGTATGTCAGCATACGACACTTCCAAAGTTGAGTACGATAATGTGACAGAAGTCGATCTTGATATCGCTGGTAGTACGTGGTTCAAGGTAAGTTCTGAAGCAGATTACGGTTTTAATAAGGCACTCCCAGGAGGCACTTATACTGCAATCGTAGAAGCGAACTGCATAGCACTATAAACTATGCGCTTCGTTATGGCGGTAATCGGGTGTCTGCTGTGTGCGCAAGTTTATGCTCACCAGTGGACACCCACATATCCCAAGGTAACTGGTTCATTTGTTCCTGGGATATATCAAGCAAAGATGTACTTATGGAATAATCGAAAGGATGTTTCATATTATACGTTTGAAGTGTTTGATGAGGATTTCCAACCTGTACCGTTCGCAACAGCAGAGAGGACGATACAGTTAGATTATTTGAAAAAGAAAGAAGTGGTAATTTATTTTAGAGAGGCAGACTACCTTCGTTCAGTTTATATTTGTAGTCGGTCAATGATTTTACAGGGGGACGTAAGTAGAACGGTTGTGTCCTCGAGGATATGTTCGAAAATACGATGAAAAGATTATTGTTATTTTTATTTTTAGTTTCTGGTTCGGCATATGGACAGAACAACGGGATAAACCTTGCGATACCGCAAACTCCCCAGTCCTTCCAATCAGATAGAGTTAGAGCGGGTGACGTCGAGTGCTCAGCAGCAATCGGGTCATCCACAAACGTAGAGTTTGGTGTTGTTGGTATATTAAACCAAGAAGATCCAATTTACAACCTTGCGTCGCAAGACCCGTATATGATGAACCGATATAATACTGGTGAGTTCTTGCGAGACATTGGTGTATACGGGAAGATCACCATCCCGATAGGAGCACCGAAGCAAAGGTTGAATTGTAATGCGTTATATCAGTTAGAATTAGAAAAGAAGCGATTGGAAGTTATGAAACTACAGCAGGAAATAGTAAACCTGCGTCAGTTAAAGTTTGAAGGATCTGGACTACCGACAGCACCGAACTTGATGGCAGGACCACCAAGAGAGGAATAAAATGGTAGAAGTAGCAGCAGCGTTGTCAATGGCAGGCTCTGCTTTTAAGATGTTAAAAGGGGCAATTGAACAAGGACGTGAGGTACAGGATATGTATGCGCAGTTCGCCCAGTTTTTTGATGCGAAGGAATCGCTTGCAGAGGCAGATCAACATGCAAAGAATCCATCGATGGTGGGTTCGCTTTTTGGTGGCAGCAGTGTTGAAGCGCAGGCACTACAGGTTACTGCTGCCCGTCATAAAATTAAGCAACTAGAAAAAGAGTTGTACGAATATTTGTTGTACACTGGTCAACAACAATTCTACGATGATATGATGAAAGAAAGACGAGTTATTCGTCAGCGTAGAATAGAGGCAGCACAAGCAGCTGCTCGGAAAAGGGCAAATATAATAGACGGCATCGCAATAGTTTTGTTTTTATGTTTTTGTGGTGCTATGATTGCTGGATTTATGAGTATCTTATGATAAAGACTGAGATCACACAGACTGGCATCAGATATATTGTATATGATAATAATGATCGTATCGTCGTTATTACGTCTGATAGAAAACTTGCTCAAAAATTATGGGAGGAGAAAAGGGATGCGCAGAGGTAAGAAAACTGATATAATTGATTATATCGACATTCGTATTTCACAACTCGCTTCTGATATGCACAAAGCGAAAGACGAATACGACAAGCAATGGTATAATCGTATCATTCAAGAACTCAGTTGGGCAAGGTCGCAAGATCACAACTGTTACATGGGAGAAAACAATGGCGGAGTTTGAATTCGCTGGCATGACGTTCCGTGGTGGTAAGATAGTGGTGTTGATCACTGCTCTCTCTACACTTGGCGGTGGCGCATGGGGTGCGTTTGAATTTTATAACGACTACCGTAACATGAAAGCACAAATAACAAGTTACGTCGCTCCTGATCTTTCTCATATTGATCAAGAGTTAGCAGTGCAGAAAGAAACTATGGCATCTGTAGAGGCGAGTTTATCTGCCCTCTCGTTAAAGATTGATGCCTTGAAATCAGACTTGAGTACTGATATGGATAAGGTTGAAGCACTTGCTCGTCGCGTAGACGATACAACTGCAACTACCCAACGCGAATTACGAGATGATGTTTACGAGATTGAGATTCGAGTAAACGAAAGGATGAGGACTTTGGATAAAGACCTTCGAGATGCACGCAAAGATCTCGAAGAGAAGATTCAGATTATCCTTGACAATCCGCTCAATAATCCGTAGGAGGGGACATGGAACCTGAAAAGAAAGTAGTACAACTAGAACTTGAAGTTGATACTCGAACCGTTGACAGCGGCAAGAATCCATATCAAAACTGGATACACTTGGCACGAGCAGTAGATTCATGGCGGATCTTTCCTCGTCTGTTTTTATCAGTATACATATTCTTATTGTATAAAACAGTGCTTTGGTATATGGATCTACCAGAACCGAGTATGGAACAGTCAGGTTTGATTTCTGTTATTGTAGGTGCAGGTGCAGCGTGGTTTGGTTTGTACGCTGGAACTCACAAAGACTCGTCAGATAATAAGTAAAATCTAAACTCCTCTGCGATATAAATAACAGTACTATAATCTAAAATGGTACTGTCAAATGAAGTTTTCAGACTATATCGCAGAGGACGTGTCCAAAGGTCTCGCCAAGAAAGCAGACAAATCAGGTATCTCCGTCGGAACATTGCGAAAAGTTTATAATCGCGGTGTCGCCGCATGGAAGACAGGTCATCGACCAGGAACCACTCCTTCGCAGTGGGGTATGGCAAGAGTAAACGCATTCATTGTTAAAAAGAAAAAGGGTGGACTGAATCACGACAAGGATCTTGCGTGAAAGGTTACAATCCACAAAAACAAGAGTGGGGCACAGATGCCTCCGATAAACGCGCAAGGAAGATAACTCCGAACGAAGGGAAAAATAAAATGTTGCGGTTTAAACAGTTTTCTGAAGCAGAGTATCAAGGTAGGAAAGTTACTCTGAATAAACCAATGGCGGGTGACGTCAAGAAGTCCAAGGTCTATGTAAAAGATCCGACGACTGGTAACGTCAAGAAAGTAAACTTCGGCGATAAGAACATGAAGATTAAGAAGAATATTCCTGGTCGCAGAAAATCTTTCCGTGCTAGACATAACTGCGACAGTCCAGGACCAAAGACTAAGGCAAGATATTGGAGTTGTAAGGCGTGGTAGCAAAACCTTGGAAATCTCCAAGAGGTGTTGATGTTGTCAGAACCGAAGTCCATGCTGACCCCGATGGTCGGTTTACTTGGAATGGAGATAAAAAGAAAAGAAGTATAGTAATAGACCCTGAATATGGTACTGATGGTTGGTCTTTTACTGTTGAAGGGGATGAACGGGTAAGATCGTTGCTTCCTAGTGTGCCGTTTATATTGCCGCACAGCAAGGATAGATTGTTTTCAAGAGATTCTGAGGGCAGAGGTAATTTGTTTTTATTAGTTTCGACAATACCATTTGAAGAAGGGGAAGATCTCTACCGTTATGGCGACCCTGAGGATTCTTCGTCATGACATGGATTAATCCATATAAAGATATTACTGGACAAATTCATTCCTCAGAAAGGAAAGGGTTTGAACATATTCCGAATGAAGAAGTTGAAGGAAATATATTGTGGAGACTAGATTCGTCTGGAGTGACTTTTTGGATTGCGGAATCTTGTGGAGAATTTTACTGGCAGTATGATCATAAAATAAGGGAAGCGAGATTAGATAGTGACAACCCAACTTCTGGTTGGAATTTTAAGTCAGAGGTGGATTCTGATTGGACGCCCATAGTTTTTGGCGAAAAATTCATATTACCTCAAACTATGAAAAGACATTTTCGTCCAGATTCTGCTGGTGTAGGATACTTGATACTAAGAACAACAGTTGTACCCTTTGATATTGAACCAGACCCTAATTTTGGATTCAGGCCACAAGAATGAAAAATCCAGTAGCAAAATATGCCAAGAAGTTTAACAAGGGTGGTCCAATGCGAGACCGCAAGAAAGATAGTAAGCGAGGATACATGAAACACAAAGGCAAACAACAAAAGGAAGATGGTCAGCAAACTGATACTACTGGTCATACCAATGCTGCTGCTAAGAAACCTCAAGACTATATTGACCCGAAAGACGGTAAGAAAAAAGTTCGCATGGTTCCTGTACACAAAGATGTACAGAACGAAAAGTTAGATCCTTCGCAGGGCATCAAGGCATACATCGACGACTTTAAAAAGTCAGACGCACCTCAGTTTAAGGGTAAGTCCGATGCTAAGAAAAAAGAGATGGCAATTGCTGCATACCTTGATGCCAAGAAAGGCGAAAAGAAAGAAGATTGTTGGGACGGATACAAAAGGGTAGGCATGAAAAAGAAAGGTGGTAAGATGGTACCGAACTGTGTACCAGAAGGTTACAACCCTCGCGCTGCACGTGCTCAAAGTCATGCAGCAAATAAAATGTATGGTCGCACCTCTGACCCGATTGACAAGAAACCTTCCTCTGCTCCAAAGAAACCAATCTCTAAAGCAGATCTGTTTAGAGCACTTGATAAGAAGTACGGCAACCCTAAGAAGAAAACAGGAATATATGCCCCAAAGAAAGAAGGTAGCGATAAGATGAACGGCAACAAGTTCAATCCTCGAGATATGGTTACTTTCCAAAAGATGACTAAAGAAGATGCTGAAGCACGTGCACGTTTAAAGTTAAAGCACGCCAAAGAAAAAGAGAATCTTAAGAACCGTCACTCCAAGGAGCGCGAAGCAATGAAAGAAACAATGGATCCACGCGACTTCACTGACAAGCCAGGGCATGTTGTCGTCGTCAAGAAAAAAGACGGTACTAGGATGATCAAGCATTATCACCCCACTCCAGCGGGTGCGAAGAAGTATGCTGATCGCGTAAACAAAGTCAATAAGGTCGGCGACAAGGCAACTGTCCACAAGACTGATGGACGTAAGATTCATGAGGCGACCTCTAAGAAACTGGCAGATAAGATGAAGGAGTTGCGTGGCGGTAAAACTGGTTATATGCCCCCAGCGGAAAGAAAAGCACTGAAGGCAAAAGCGCAAGCGGAACTGAAGAAAGAGCGCGAAGCGAAGAAGGCAGCGCCACCTAAACCTGTATCTAAAACTTCTAAAGGTAAAGTGCGTACTGGTTCTGCGGATCCAGCAGATCGTAACATCTTTATGCAACTGCGCAAGGCACAAGACCGTGGTGGTAATCAAGCAGTGACTGTATCTCCTACTGGTAAAAAGGTGACACTGAATCCTAAGCAGATCGATATGATTTTAAAGAGGCACGACGGTCTTCAAAAACCAGATGATAAGCGAAGATTTAAAATTATGTTGATCAAATCATTGAGGGCGAAAGCAAAATAAATGCATCAACAAATCGCGGATTATGTCGAGGAAATAAAAGAAACATATCCTGATAACTTTTGCGAAAGTACTGTCTTAGAGATAGGCAGTTTAAATATTAATGGTACGGTGAGGGAACTTTTTGATAATTGTAACTACACTGGCATAGATATAATGAAGGGTCCCAGAGTAGATGTGGTATGTGAGGGGCAAAATTTTGATGATCCAGATGAAAGTTTTGACACAGTAATATCTTGTGAGTGTTTCGAGCATAATCCATATTGGCGCGAAACCTTTTTAAATATGTATAGACTGTGTAAGAAGGGTGGGTTGATGTTAATAACCTGCGCTACAGAAGGGAGAGCGGAGCACGGGACTAGAAAGAATGCACCAGCAGCGTCTCCGTTTACAGTAATAAAGGGTTGGAATTATTATCAAAATCTTACTGACTATGATTTTTATAAGAGTTTCGATTTGAACCGAATGTTTAAGGAATATGAGTTTAGTACAATACATGAAGATTGGGTCCACGACTTGCGATTTTATGGAGTAAAATAAATGCCTATCCTTTTAGTATTATTGTTGTTTGGTTCTATTGCTGGCGGTGGTTACTTTTATTACACCGATACGCAAAATACCATACGACAACTTGAAGCAAATAATGCAACTCTGAAGATTGCTGTAGAGGATAATCAGCGGACTATAGATACTATGAGAGAGAACGCTGAAAAGACAGCGGAGTTGACAGCAAAGTTGGAAGCGGATTTAGAGAAGTCCGAAGAAAGCAGGAACAAATTAATTGAGGTGTTTGGTAATCACGACCTCACGAGACTTGCGTTGAAAAAACCAGGATTGATTGAAAAGAGAGTGAATAATGGAACTAAGAAAGCATTCGACGGGATTGAAACTATTAGTGGCAAGCCTGCTCCTGCTGACGACAGCGGCGTGTAGCACAACTCCTAAAGAAGTTGTTGTCACTCGAACAGTAGTACAGTATCCTGAGATCCCACTAAGGAACTCTCCTCGTCCAATCAATATGATTGACGTCAACTGGTATACCGTTACCACTGACAACATTCACGAGTTTGAGGAAAGGTTTGAAAACGCAAACGGCGATTTAGTTTTCTTTGCGTTGTCTGTTCCGCACTATGAGAATCTGTCACTAAACCTTGCAGATATTCGTAGATACATTGAACAGCAGAAGGCAATTATCATTTATTATGAAGAACAGATTACAGCGCAAACAAAGAATATAAATAACGATACTAACTCTACTGATCAGGAGTAATAACGATGGACTTAGAATCCATGAAGAAAGTTTGGGAGGCATATCTCGAAGTAACCGAGAAGAAACTGTCTCCTAAGCAAAAAGAACTCGACCATGATGGCGACGGGGATATTGAAGGTAACGACCTTGCTGCTCTGCGTGCCAAAAAGGCGAAAAAGAAAGACGAATCTTCTTGCGGCAAAGATCGCATGAAGAAAGAAAACGACAACGGCGACGATGACGACGACGACAAGGAAGAGTGCCCGAAGTGTAAGGGCAAAGGTTGCGACCACTGTGATAACAAGGGTTATCATATGAAGGAAGAAGCACCTGCTGATCCAGTCGCTGGCGCACCTGCGCGCAAGGGCGATAAGAAGAACAGCGACAAAATGCAGAAAGAGTTTGTCGAAGTTCTAGAGCGTGCTGTTGCCTCGCCTGATAGTAAGCACACCAAAGGTGCTACGAAACCAGAAGGACTTCTGGACAAAGAATCTCCGAAGTCAAAAGAGTTTGTCGATATGCACAAAGTCGATAATACCTACACTGACTTTGAAGAGAAAGGTCACGACGATGTAGCGAAGGCAGGAAGGGCAGTGAAGTCTCAAGCATCTTCTCGTCGCGGTGACAATCTCGGTGGCGGTGACTCAAAGAGTCCGGAGAAAGTAAAAGATAATTCATAATTGGAGTTTGTTATAATGGAAGCATTATTTGTACTTGGTTTGGTTGCACTAGCAGGTGTTGTAATTTGGTATGTAATGAGCGAGTCGAAAGACTTGTTCCCGAAGGTAGAAGAAACAATTGAAGAGATCGAAGAAAAGATCGATGAGGTTGTTGATGATATCAAAGAAGAAGTTCAAGAAGCACTTGACTCATTACCATCTGCTGCTGAACTGAAAAAGTTGACGAAAGCAAAGTTGGAAGAACTTGGTCGGGATCTTGGCGTAGAGTTAGACAAGCGAAAGACCAAAGACAACATGATCAAAGAGTTACAAGAAAAGGTCGGCAAGTAAGTTTAAAATCTCAACTATATAATCTGTATGAATGTTGAGATAAACGAAGGCAATTTCTTGATCTATGCTGCGAAGAATTACCATACTCCTCGCAGCATCGATGCTGAAGAATTTTATGAAGAACTAAATCGCTTTAAGTATATCAAGCGATTGTTCAACAGGTACACTCGTGGAGGAGACTTGTGTGAGAGACTAATACTCAATCACATAACGATCCTCCTAAACGTATTTGGGCAGGAGGCAGGAGTCTTGATGTTGATGTTCAAGACTGGTGCGAAAGACCTGCCTGTACTAAAACCTTTCCTAGAATATCTGAAGGCATTGAGAGAAGGGGACTTAGAGGGAATAGAATCGGATCCTTGGGTGGTCCATAAATTGGAAAATATCTAATGGGACTTTTATCCAGAACAGGCGACCTAGTATACACCCTTCGGTTCTTGCGATTACTCACAACCAAGTTTGAAGATACAACTGCATACAAACTTGGACTCATTGACGAAAAAGGCAAAAAACTTAAAAGTGCCAGCACCTCTGAGGAAAGAGATGCGTACAACGCATTTCACCGTCTAGTCTTCAATCTTAAGAAATTACTCGAGAAAGTTCCTGGTGGCAGTAGCAAACTTGCCTCTTATGCCGCAGCACTTTTCTTAATCAAGGAACACCTGAACCTATCCGACTCCTCTGTCGACAAAATAGTGCAGGCGTCCGATGTGGATCCTCTAGAGGCACTTGCAGAAGGTAATTCATGGTTCTGTACTAAGGACGGTATGTTGTCTCCAGGAATCTATAGACTCGCCAATGATAAGATGCTCAACACTACTTGTGAAGAAGTTTGTAGGAAAGGCGATAAGGTGCGGGTCTTTGACAACACGTATTCAACAGGAAATATGCTCGGCGTAGAT